ACCTACGTTCAAAAGATCAACCGAAGAGAGTAGTGCTTTCTTAAGCTGTTGATTCTTACAGAAGTTAGCAAATTCTTGCTCTACATACTCTTGATCATCGTAGGTAGCTTTGTAAGCTTCTTTAAGCTGTTCAACTACAGTAGTCTTAAGTACTTCATTGTCTATTTTCTTAACCTCAATCTTAAGAGAGTCTAATGTAGGAGTTGTATTGTACTTGTAGTAGTATCTCAACAACTCCTTGATTACCCACTTATGACTTGGATTATCGAAATAGTCTTCGTCCAAGACGTCGTGTATGTTTTGTAGAAATTCTTTATGCTTCAATAGGGAGGCTATAACCTTTATTTGAAACGAATTTCCATAACTTGATAATTGGTGGAGTGCTGTTGGCATATTTTATTTTGGGTTATTCAAATACTACAAAAGTAAGACCTAACGGCAATATTGCTTTAAATTTATCATCTGCATGAACTTCTATAATTTGTTCAGGGTAAAAGAACTTTACTTCTGCATTACGAAAGAGCAGTGCTTTAGAGTCTGGATCATTGTAGTTATTGATTGAGACTCTTTTCTGTTCTAAGTTGTAAACTAATTTGTACATAGCTTTTGTTTTATTTTAAGTTAACGGTTTTTACTTTGTTATCCAACTTTTGGTTTATAAGCTTTTAAATACATGAAAGTATCATGCAGCCACATTTGAGGATTTGTAATACTTCCTCCTAGCATATCTTCGTTATACATTTTTAAAAATTGCATACCGTTCAACTCTTTCTGCGGTGATGCAAGTACCTCGTGTACAGTCTCTTTATTCTCTTCAGAAATTAAAGGCTCGTGCAAGTTCATTAGAATTTCGTTAATCTCTAATTGCCTTTTGTACTGCAATATACTTCCGTAAAGTTTATTCTCAGTTATCTTTTTTTCAGATACTTCTAGTATATGTTGTAGGTCGTACCTCTGTATACTTTTAAATTCTGGAAATAGTTTGAGAATTTTCTTTATCTGCAGACCTCTAATACCTTGTACATTATCAGATTGATCTCCTGCTAGTATTTTGTAGTTAAGGTAGTTCTGCGGAGTTATACCTAACTCTTCCATTACTGCTTTAGGAGTATAGTACTTCTTCTTTATAGGGCTGTAAAGGGTAACTCTATCGTTGACTAGTTGTAGATAGTCCTTATCAGAAGATAGTATATAAACCTCTTCTTCTAGCTTTTTTGAAAGATATCCTATAATATCATCCGCTTCTACCTTATCAACAATAAGTAAGTCCACTGGAAGTAGTCTGAGGTATTCAATCAAACGTACTATCTGATTGGTTATAGCTTCGGATTCTTCTTCTTTATCATCAAAGCCATCCCAGTTTGTTATCCTTGTTAGTTTTCTGTTTGCTTTATACTCCGGATAAAGGTTTCGTTTAGCTGTAGAACCTCCGAGTCCGTCAAATACAAGTATAACCCTTGTTGGCTTAATCGTACGAATAACAGATCCGATAGACTTTAAGAAACCTGTGAGTCCTCCAATGTGATGTCCGTGAGCGTTTAAGTGCTTTATCATCACAAAAGATCTCAAAAAGGTATTCATACTATCGACTAAGAGAACCCTGCTGTGTAAATGCAGGGTCTCTTGTTTCGATTCTTTTAAATTATCAAAAATTGCTTGATACTGTTTATTCATTATCAGATGGTTCAAATATATCCTTAATATCCTCTTCAGTCTCTTCTACTACATCGAAATCTTTACTTCCAAGTATCTGTAACCAGTCTTTTGAGTGTTCTTTCTTGTAGGTATCTATAGCTTTTTTATCGTCTGGAATAAATCCATGTACTGTCATGATAATCCTACCTTCGGTAGTTACTCCAGTAATGTGATTTTTATCACAGCTTACTTTTGTCCTCTTAGCAAACTCAACATTTTTACCGTTTTTAGTTGCTTTGATTTTATTAGTACCGCTATTACTTACGTTACCAAAGGTAATGATAAGGGAAGCATCGAAGAACATTGTGTCACCACCTTTATTCTTCATCTTAGGCTGCTCCATAGGACTACCGGGTTTAGCGACCCAGATCTTATTAACAGCGAGAAGTGTATTTGTAAAAGGTTGAGATTCTTTTCTAGATAATACAATCTTCTGGTTGATAAAATTACCGAACTGTTGAGACATAGCTCCAGCATTCCATTCGTTATTATTCTTATTCGACTCTACTGAAAGTCTTGAGGGAATACTTCCTACAGAATCCCAAAGGAATAATAAGTCGTACGGCAGGTTACCTTTCTTCTGTTCATCTAAAAGATCTGCAATAAACGCCGCTACATCCTCAATCATGTTTAAAGAAGATCTATCAACGTAAATGAAAAATCCTTTATAATCTACTACCTCTCCTGTGCTCTCATCTACGATTTCATCTACTTGGAATCCCATTTGCTTGGCATGTTCCCATGACCATTTCATCTCCGTAATAATAAACACCGGTAAGATTCCTTTCTGTTGTGCAGATACTGCAGCTTCTAGCAAGGCTGTAGTTTTTCCAGTATCAGAATGCCCTCGAAGTAAGGTTATATGCCCCATAGGGATTCCGGGAATTGAGAGAACGTCTTGAAAAGGTTGAGACAGTTCAATCCACTTATCTTCCTTAAACTTAACGTTCCCTACTAGAAATTTATTCTTTTTGAAACCTTCTAAATCAAAGCTACCTTTAATAGCCTTGGTTATAGTCGTATTTAACGATTCTTTAGCTTTTGCCATATTCAGTCTTTATTAAAAGGGTAAGTCGTTAGTTGTAGAGTCTGTCTTGAACAAATCATCAAACTCTTTATCAATATCCGGCTTTTGCTTTACATTTAGACTGTATTTGCTAGCAGAGGTTGCAGGTGCAGGAGCGGTTGGTGTTTCAGCTTTTGGTTCTTCAGCTTCTTCTGTCTCTTCAGAACTTCCTGGGTTTAGCCATTCATACAAGCCTTGTTTAAGCTCTTCGTAAGTCGGCTTTTTGTAAAGCTCTAAAGGATCTGGTTGTGCTTCTAACCACGCTTTAACTTGCTTTGCATCTTCAGAAGCGGGTGTTTGTTTTGTTTTTACGCGTACCGAGGTCTTGTTAAATTGACGGCCGCTTTGATCTGGTCCTACAGTTTCGACAATGAGATCACGTCCTTGGTAGGTGTCTGTGTAATCCTCTACGTCCTCATCTTCTGCGATAGCGAGTAATTCCATGTATACTTCTTTTCCGAACTCCCAAAGACGTACACCTTTATCTTCCTCACCTCTAACAATCACAGGTGCAAAGACTCTCATCTTCGGCTCTAGTTTCTTAGCCAATTTAAAATTCTCTACAGTGTAAGTTTGCTTCTTTAAGCTTTCAGAAAATTCAACGATAGGGTCTTTTTCTCCAAAATTAATTAGGGAAATCATAGTACGGTTGTTGATACCGTAGTGGAAGAATACTTCTTTGAATGGATTCTCCCTGTCCCATTTAGCTGGGATCATTCGTACTTGGAATTTGCCAATAGGGGCTTTCCAGATAGATTCAGCAATTTTACTACGACCGGTATTACCACGAGTCTGTAGGCTTGCTAATTTCTGCTTAATTAAATTAACGTTCATAGCCATGATTTATGTTTTGCAAATTAAAAAACTATTTCAGATCTAAGATAAGAAAGAAATCTGTCAGAGCCAACTTTTTTTTAGAGGCTGATGATATTATGTATCTTGGTACTTAGGAGGCGTAGATCTTCGCCTTGTGTGAGAAGCACGGTATTCTTATATTCTAGCCAAGGAATCTTATAGCTCGTATCTAAAACTCCCCCGTTAAGTTGCTTAATAAGAATGTTTAAAGCATTAATTGTATACAATGTATTAGTCTCTTTCTTTCTATGTAAAAGAATCGTATTGCTTAAAACTGAGGAAGCAGGGTGGTTTGTATCTATGTTATAAGTACATAGTAAATCTGTACAATCTTTGGACTCTAAGACAAAGATCTTATTATACAGAATCGTGTAATTCGTTCTTATCTTACCTAGAGTCTCATCTAGAGTTTCTTTGGATGTAAATGTACAGAAAAGTCTATTCATATAATCAATGTCACTAATACCAACTGTAATCATAAATAGCTTGTTTTAATAAGAGAATCGTAATCCTTTCCGTATTTCGCTTTTACTGGATATTTACTTTCTCTAAGGAGTTCTGAAATATTAAGTAGAATGTCTTTACCGTCTTCAACAGCAAAATCTACTAAAAAAGAATCGTACACGATTAAATTAACGAAGCTCTTCTTTCCTTCAAGCAGCTTGAGGATCTTAGCAAGAAGCTCTACATTAGTCTTAGTTTCTAGATTCTGTATGACATAGTTAAAGAGTTTCATAGGGTACATGCCTTCTTGTATATTAAAATGCTTACCTGTTGGTAGAATTATCCCTTTGTTATACTGGTATGTATCCCATAGGTCCTGAAGATAAGAATTAATTACTTTAAAGAAGGGGATTTCTCGGTACTCCGGCTGTATTCCTCCGTATATATTCTGAAAAGTAATCTGCTTAGCTTGGCTGTATTGATCTTCAGTTAAAGTATCTTGTTGAAAATATTGTTTGCCAAAGTAGGTATGTATCGAGGAATCTTTGGGTAATTCAAAGTTTAAAAGATCAGCAATGAGTCTTACATGATACCCATCGAAATCAAACTCAACAAAGAAGTTATTTTGAGGTATAAAGCATTTTCTAGAGTGATTTTCTTTATTAAGAGCTAAGAAATTAATACCGTTGAATGCGTTTGTAGGACGCATAGTTTGATTGTAGAGGTTATAACTAGTATAGATTTTTTGGTCTTGGTAAAAATCACCTATATTGTGAGGAGTGAAGTGATCTATAAAACAGCTTGTATCTATCTGTATACCCTTCTTCTCAACTTCCGTATATACTTTAGTATAGTCGAAATAAAAATCGGTTATCTTATTCCTAAAATAAGGTTTAACTTTTAAGTAAACTTCTTCCCAGTATTCATATAATTTAGAGATAGGTATAATCTTATTGATATCTCTATACTGTCCAGATAATCTCTGGTAGTAACTGTTTATTAGAG